CCCACCTACCCCTATAACACCAGCGTGTTTTCCATCATCAATAGTAGGAAGTTGCCAATCAGGATACTCGTCAGCTCGGACTAATTCCCAACCTTCTCGTAATTTTCCCATGATGTTTTTCGTATCATCAAATCCTCTGACTGATTCCCTAATCCATCTGTGTTTAAAACCTTCAGGTGCTGGGGGTGCGTCTAATGAAGAGGGTCTAGTCCAACCTTTTTTACGAGCTGTTTTTTCCCTAGTCTCATTAGATCTTGACGTTTTATTTACCATATTATCTCCAATCTATACATATTTTGCATATTGTTCAAGTGTAAGACCTAGTTTTTTCGCTATAGCTACTTGACTAGGTGTGAGCTTTACTTTTTTAGAACCACTTGTTCTAGAGGTTCTAGAAGTTCCTGCAACAGTTTGAGGGGCTCTTTCCTTAGGTTCTGTTACTTCTTTTTCAAACTTACTTGGAAATTGACTTTTCATGTAACCATTAATTTCCTCATAATAATCATCACTTTTAGGATCAAACCCTTCTCTTAAAAGTTTTTTATGATGAGCTAAAGCAGTAAAAGTCATTGCTTCATCCTTACCAAACCATTCATTTTCTTCTGCCCATTGTTCAGCTCTTGGATCAGGCTGTCTTGGTTGGGCTTGTTGTGGTGGTTGTTTTTCAGCCATCAATCCTTCTTGTTGTTTTAATAACCTTTCTCTTTGTTCTTTAGAAACAATTGCTCTTTCTTCTTCAATTGCAAGTCTTGTCAAAGCTCTTTGAGCCTCTACTTCAGAATTTACATCATTATTAAACCTTGCATCAGTCAAAGCCTTTTTAGCTTGTTCAATTTGAGATTTAACTCTTGTTTCGTACTCTGAGATATAGTTTTCATCAAGAGATTTTATTTTTTTTTCATACTCTTCATACTTGTGTCTTGCTGTTTCAGCAAATCGAAGAGCTTCTTGTTCTCTTTTCTCTGTTTTTTCTACTCTGTCTAATAGTTTTTTAATACGTCTCTGAACGTTTTTAGAATATTTATCTAAACCGTCGTCTTTTGAATCATCACCTGAATCTTCTTCAGTTGATTTCTCTTCTGCTTGATCTTCTGATGAAGCATCTACTTTTTCTTCGACTTTTTCTTCTTTAGTAGATTCTTCTTCTTGAAGTTCAACCTCTTGACTTTCTCCTGTAGTGTCAAGGTCTACCATTTTTTCTTCAGTCATTTTTATCTCCTTAATAGATAGTTAGTACGTCTTTTGGATCTTTCAACTTTGCTAGTATTTCATCGTCATTAAGAATACGTATTTCTCCACCTTCAATTCTGACTCTAGAGCCAGCATATTTAGCAAATACTACCCAATCACCTTTTTTACACCAAGGTCCATTAGGAAATTTATTCTTATCAGCATAAGCATCAGAACCCATACTTAAAATCAAACCCACATTAGTAGTGAGTTGTTGTTCCTCGATGGCTTTGTCAGTAAGTAACAAACCACCTTTTGTCTTTTCTACCCCTTTATAAGGTAGAATTACCATTCTCCAACCTGTTGCTTGAGGAACTCTTTCCATAGCAGGTTCTTTGTCTTCTTCTTTGTTTTTTTCCTTTTTTTTGTCGTCGTTATTTTTTAAATAACTCGGTACTATTAGTTTACTCATTCTTCTATCACCTTTTCTTTTAGTTCTTGATAGTCTATTAATAAATGCTCTAAAGCATGTAATTTTCCAAGTTCATACTGATACTCCTCATAAGAACTCAGATTTCTACTCAACAAGTTTTCTTTTTGGTTTTCTATTGCTTGTTGAATAAGTTTTTTTACTTTGTAATCGAACTGTTCCACTATTTCGTAATTTTCTTACTTTTTTCGAAGCTACGAAGCCCCGCCATTCCGAGCAAAGCTGTGACAAGAGGAAATAAAGTCGACATGTCAAGCTCTGGAAGAGGTGCGTGTTCAACACTAAATGCTGCCAATATAAATACTAAGAATTGTTTTAAGACATACTCCCAAAATATAGCTAGAGCACAGGACATTCCAATGAGGGGTCGCCATGATCTTTGCATAATACCACCAATACCTGTAGCAGTAGACTTAGCGTCAGCTAAGTTGATATCCATTTGTTTGGAATTAATGTCGTTTTCTAATTGTTGTAATTTTATTTTGATTTGACCTTTTTCTTCTTCTGAAGTGTGGACACTGTCAATAACTTTACCGACAGTGTCTACTAAAGATCCACCTAATATTTTAGATAACATTGATTAGATATATTGAGCGATTACCCAACCGATTACTACACCGATTATGAGCCATTTTTTCTTTGGGTGTTGTTCCCAAAGGTCCTTAATCCATTTTTGCATTAGAATACTCCTTCGAATTTAAGTCCTTTTGATGCTATTCCATAGCCACGTTTACGCTTTTTATCCTCAGGGACAGTGCCAACTGGTACTATTTTTCCATAAGGAATATCCATACCTTGTGACTTAGGTCCTTTTTTTGGAGGAACTGTTTTTGTTAATCGTTTAGTCATTAGTGTAATGTTAGACTATTTTCAGGATTTTTCAAATAACTAATTTGTTGTTTAATATAACTATCTGCCACTACTTCACCATAAACGTCAACCATAGCTTCTCGACTCATTGAAAGCATAACCTGAGCTAACTCTATTAAATCAATACCTTGTTCAGCCTGTTCTTGAACAAAATCTCTTGTGCTATCAATAATTTTTTGAACTCTTCTTTTTGTTGTTTCATCCATAATATCTACAATATACTTTGCTTTTAACTTACTTTCCATTTTTCTTTTCTACTTTCTTTATTGTACCTTTGTTCTTAGAAGCGTAAAATACTTGCTCTCCTTTTTTCTTTCCATATGTCTTTTCCATGGATTTTTTTATTTTGCTACCCTTTTTTGTTAGAGGCATCTTTTCTCGCTTGATTCAAAGTTTGAGTAGTCATTTTATCATACTGAACTTCGGCACGTCTATCTGCAATATCGTAATCTTTTTGTATTCTTGCTTGATCAATCGCTGTTCTTTGTTTCAATCTTTCAACATCTAATTGTAGCTTTGCTTGATCCACTTGCGCATCTATTTGATCTTTTTGTGCGTCTTGTGCTAACTCTTGTTGTTTTAACTGTATTACAGGATCAGGTTTACCTTGGCCACTAAGTTGTGCTGATAATTGTTTTATCTCTGCCATAAACTGAGCCTCTAACTTAGCTACAACAGAGGCCATATCGTCGATAGGTTGTTGCATTGCCAAGAACTGAGCTTGTTCTTTTGCTTTGAGAGAAATATGTTCTAAAACGTGTTTTTGTAATTTCATTGCCATTGGAGGATTACCAAGAATCATTTGATTAGTTCCAAAGATTAAGTGATTCTGTATATGTGCATCATGATCTTGTCCTTCATAGGCTTTCAGTAAATTACCATCGAGTAAATCAGCGTGCTCCGTGGCTGGATCTTTGGGAGCAGTTGGAGAATCTTTTCTTAAAATTTGATCAATGTCCTTGACTCCTAAAGCTTCATACATTCTCCTATAAGCTTCTTTGATATTGTGAATATCAGGAGCACTTTGTGCTAATTGTAATTCAGTTTGAGCTAAAGTTACTCTTTGAGTTGTAGAAAATATGTTAGGATCAGAAACAGGAAGAACATCTACACGATCACTGAAATCTTCAGCTTTGATAGTTCTATCTGCACCTTCGACAGAATACGGATATGTTTCAGGTAAGTAATCGGAGAAAACATCAAACAATAGTTTGAATTCTTTTTTCTGAGAATAATGACATCTCTTATGGATGCCTGACATAACTTTTGAGCCCCTCTCTAATAATGCCATTGTTGTTCCCACTGGAGCATTTTGATTAGCATCACCAACCTGTAAATCAGTTATGGCTGCAAATCTCTGTCCTGACTGAACAACAAATCCTAGAAGAGAGTATAAAGTTTGAGAGGGTTCTTTATAAGGTAATGGCATGAGAGCATTTCGTAAATCACCATTAGGTGCATCAATATCCCTAAATTCTCCTGGTTGAATTGGCTCTGCGTCGTCTCTAATTTTAAGTCCTCTTGACTTAAATCCTGCTGGTAAATTTGCTAATGTACCTGCGTCTATTAACTGTCGTAACATTTGTGTTGCTGCTCTTGATAAAGCGCCTATCAAATGTATTAAACCTAGTCCATAAAAACCTAAACCAGGTAAAAACTTGTAGTGAACAAAATATCTTTTCTTTAATTTTTTTTCGTCACTTTTTTCATAGTTTCTTCGAATACCTACTACCTTACCTGAGCTATCTTCAATGGTTACGATGTAAGGTATTTTAATTCCTGTGGGCTCATCATCCATGCCTTTATCTTCAAAACCTTCTAAGTCTAAAGATACATGAAACTCATAAAGTCTAATTGACTTGTCCATATAGGAAGGCTTGATACCTTCCATTTGATCGTATTTTTTTTTGA